TGATCCATTTCCATGTCACCGCATTCGTCAAGTTTGCTTTCGTGCAAGCCAGCAAGACGAGCTAGTTCACTTAGTGTATCTTGTTGCGGTGCTGCTTCGCTCATACCGCTGCCCATGTCTGCGTAAAAACGCTCTTCCACCCACTGATACGGGTCGCTGCCTTCACGGCCTTTTGCAACCACATATGGCATTTCGCCTGTATCTAAGTAATAGTCAAAAAGAGCATCGTATAATGCATCTGCCATATGACCAGAATTCATAAAGTTTTTAACTTCATGCTTGAATCTATTGGTGATATGTTTTAATGCATTACCGCCTTCGTCGAGCATAACATCTTCAGTTACCTTTTTAGGAAGACCTGCATGCTTGGTGCTAGCGTAATCTTTCGCAGCTTTTTTAGGCATTTCTTTAGCCGCTTTTTTAAGCTCGGCACTGGCGCCTTTAATTTTCTCGCCTTTTTGCATGGCATGTACCATGCCCATGAATTTTTGTTGTTGCTGGCTGACTGCTTTTTCTGCAACCTGCTCAGATTCAAAAAGTTCTAATAATTTTTTCATTGTCATTTTAGTCTTCCGGCTAATTTTAATATATCATGCAAATCTGCATTTGATTCAGTATTTATAGATTCTTTAACTAATGCTTTGTCTGCCAACTCTCTCTCAATGTCGGCTAAATGTTTCCGAGATCTGACTTTTGCTGCTTCAATTTCTGCATCAGTAGGCATCGGAGCATCTGGGGTAACGTCGGTTTGTTTAGCTTTAATAATTTTTTCTATTTCGTCGGGCTCATCTGATTGTGGAACTGTCTTGTTAGAATCTTGCGCCGGGACAAACGATTGTACCGCTTTATTGAGTTCCCCTGATTCTGGTGCAGGCGGTTCTGATGTGGCTGATTTAAATCTATCTGTTGGCTCAGTGTCGGGCATCGCTGCAACTTCGGGCTTTGATTGAGATTTTTCGCCTTTGTAAGAAGTTGTGTACATTCCTGTTTTACCAGTTTTAGGATTAGTATACGAAAATGTTCCGCCGGCTCCCTGTTCTGCTCTAGCAGCAGCAAAGGCTTTTTCAAAATCACTTAGTTCTTTTTTAGCTTTAACCAATCCAGTTTGATCTTTTTGTAATTCGATCTTGGGTGCTGCCACTGCGGCAGAAGGTTTTTCAGGTTTAGCCACTGCATTTGCTTTTTTAGGATATTCTATTTTTCCGGACACGGATTGTGTTGTTTTAGGTTTCGCAGGCTCGTCTTTTTGTGGCCAAAGTGTTTTGATATCGTAATCAAACACATCACTTAGTGCCATTGCTGGTGCTAGTAAAGGTACTGCGGCAGCAACACTTATATTTTTTGGGTCGGAAGCAAATTTACGAGAAAAGTATGAGTCAGGCTTGTTGGGGGATTTCTGCGTAGTATTAGTAGCTACGGATTTCACAGGTACAGAGTCTGGTTTCTTTTTGTCCCCAAATGCCTGGCTCACCAGTTCTCCACTAGCCGCTCGTTTTAATTTATTTACAAAGCTGTCTGTAGAAGGTGCAGCAGCGTTTGCAGAAGATACCGACGGTTTAGTCGGCATAGGCATTATTTCTCCAGTTGCGGATACCCACTGACCAGTACTATCCTTGGTATAGGTTGTGGTTTTTCCTTGAGTATCTGTAGTGGTATATGTAGATCCAACGGGTTTACTTTTTTGTTTGGAGGGCTTTGGTATTTCGTCGGCCGCTTGAACATCTTTGGCACCAACAGCAGTAGCTAAAATATTATTAGCCACTTGCGCCACTTTTTCTTTGTTTTTAGGATAAAATTTTTCTAGTTGATGAACTATATCGTCCTTGTAACCCTGAATGTATTTTTTTGTTTCTTTTGGTAAAAATTTAATGTCACCAGTTTTTAAAAAATTAGCTGCGCCGCCTTCACCTGCATTGTATGCAGCTAGAGCTTTTTCAGGAGTTTTATGTTTGTTTAGATAATAAGCCAAACCGCGAACACCGGCTTCGATATTTTTTTCTGGGTCTGTTAAATCTTTAACTTTTATTTTGTAAGCGCCTTTTTCTGCATATTCAGGTTGAATTTGCATGATGCCTTTAGCACCAGTGGGGCTAGTAGCAGTTCGCATTTTTTCTGGATCTTTTAACCAGCCAGTTTCCTTAAACATTGCATGCAGAACCATTGGTACAGGAACTTTGTATTGCTCTGCATATTTTTTTGCCCAATTAATATAATCGTCTTTACTGTATTCTTGTTTGTTATCTTCGTCTAATTTGGGTTCAATTCGTTGCTTGGCCAAGTCTGATAGTTTTTCGGGAAACAAGCGATCTAAAATTTTAGACGCCCAAGGACTGGTCACTGCTAGAGTAGGCTCTCCGGTTTCTTTGGCTCTCTGTTGTGCTTGCGCAACTAATTTTTCTTGCGCAGTCTGCGGAGGAGGTGCGATTGATTCTGGCTCACCGCGACGCCATACTTTTGGCTGTCGCGGGGGAATTACATCTGTTAGTGTTGGAATGTCCGATGCCTTGCGCCAAACTTTAGGATCAGGTTTGATTATTCCTAGTTCTTTTGCCTTTTGTAAACTCACACGAGGTTTACTAGTACCAGTGCGAGCAGCGCCACCTAATCCAATATCAATCTGCTGTGGCTGGCCGCGTCCGCCAAGATGATAAGGATCATCCATGGATTTGATCGAGTTTATCAGATCGTCATCAGAATTCTCCGCAAATTTACTACGGAGACTTTCTTCTATTTGTTTTAAACTACGCTTGGTCATTAGTCTTTAGGCTTTTTAAAACTGTGTTTTGCTCCACCGCCGGTGCCCTTAGGACGACCTTTTTTCTTTTCTACTGGCTTTCCTTCACCATCTAGATCTTCATCGTCATCTTTCTGTGCCGATCCGCCATAACGACTACCAGCTTTTTTGCCGGCGCCGCCTTTGGATTCTGGGCCGCGCTTTTTCTCAAGATACTTTTGCATCTCTTCCCAACCTTCACGCATACTTGTGCGGCCTTCTTTTGTTACTTTAGGGCCGTATGCAGGATCTGGTTTGTCATATCCAATAAAGTCTTTGGCTTTGTTAATAATACCAGGTGTAGTACGGTCTCTGTACTTATTTTGCCCTGCTATATCTGTTTCTTCAGCATCTTTACTTAATATCATTGCTGGAGTTTTGCCTTTAAAAGGTCCTTCTTTTTCGGGAGTATCGTAAAATTTGTTTCCGCCGGCTCTAGCTTTTTCTAGGTCTGCTTTAAATTTGTCCGACGCAGGACTTTTCATTGACGGATTTAAATTTGATCTTCTAAATTCATCTGCTACATCTCTTGCCGTTCCTGCATTTACTCTTGCTATTGCACGATCAGCAGCATCGTCAACCCAACCTTCATGTACTGGTTCCATATCTCCGTCGCCGTCTAGATCAGCTTGCTTAAGACCTTGTGCTCTGGCTTTTGCGAGATTTCCTGTAAACTTGTTGCCTTCTTTCACATTGTCAACAGAGTCTTGATCACCACCAAGTAACTGTTGTACTGCGTCAATGATGTGTTGCTTGCCGTTGGCTAATCTTAACGCATCTCTTATTGTAACAGCGCCGTTATCTCTTGCATGTTCAAAGAATCGTCTAATATGTGGTTCAATTCCTTGTTCCGCCATTTGATTGATCGCATGCTTTAAAGGCGTATTTAAACTAAAACTGTGAGAATCTTCCTTCATGCTTTTTTTCTTAGCGCCAGCAATTTTATCAGCGTAAGTGATCTTGTCTTTAGGTTCTGCTAGTGCCGCAAACTCTTTTTGTTTAGCTGACAGCATGTCCTCATTGTAACTGCCTTCATCCATCTTGTCATGGCGAGCACGAATCTTAGCCATCTTTTCTTTGCTAGCACCTTCGCGGCCGGCTTTTTGTAGAGCCTTCATGCCCTCTTCGCCGTATTTCTTTTTACCTAAATAAGCTTGCAAGCCACTTTCGTCCAACTCGTCTTCTTTCACAGGGCGACCAAATTGATCAGTGTCAAAATAATCTTTTGGTCCTGGACCCCATGGACGCCAGTCTACACCCTGCTCACCTGCTCGTGTTGCCATTGGATTTTTTTTGATTTTTTCATAATCAATATTTGTCGGGCCACCCATTGGGTCATGCTTGGCTTGTAACTCTTTCTCAATCTTTCTCATTACTTCAGGTGAGCGAGCATCTCTTACCCGAGACATATACTCATCTCTATAGGAAGGATTGGTTTTCATTAGTTGATCGTGGTATTGATCACCCACTTGTGAGGCAAAATGTTTTGCTGATCGATCAGCAAAGTTCTGATTGGCTTTGGCTTTCTGCTGAGCCATTTTTTCAGTATCAACAAAAAGATCGGCGATTCCTTCGCCTAGCTTTTTGCCTGCTGCGGCTGCTTTCTGAAATTTTTCCTTACCGTATTTTTTACGACCAATTGCCGCTGCAACTGCTTCGGGATTCTCTGCTGATCCACCTTTTTTAATTGCAGCCACAGTCTTTTTAAAGCCCATGTACTTTTCGTTTAGTTGACTTTCAACAGTCTTAACTGCCTCAGCAATTGAACCTTTACTGGCTATTGGTTCTTTTTTGCTTTCTTTGTGCAATTCCTTGACTGTATCCATATTCTTACTTTCAGTAAGAGATTGTTTAGGTGCCTCAAGTCCGGCCATCTTCTTTAAGATGTCGTAGATATTGTTGCTCATTTGTTTTTTCCTTTAACTGATGGTAATTTGTTTTGCTGACTTCCTACTGGACTTTTTTCGCCTTGTGATAATTGGTTAGTAGTTTGTGCTGGTTTTGTTCTTTCTGCGGATCTAGTACTAACTAGCTCTGCATCCGATTCAAGTGCGACCATTTTTGGGCTTTGTTTTTCTAATTCTTTTAATAAACTATCTTTACGCTTATCAGCAACTAGATCTTGTGCGCCCGGGACATCTTTTAATTCGTTATCTAATAATAACGAGCCAGTGTGATCCTTGCCGTATGCTTCAAACGCATCATTGTCGTCGGCTTGTTGTTTGTTGTAGACGCACACCCAATCAGCCTGCATACCTGTGCGCTCTTTTAATAATTGTGCAATTTGTACGCTAGTAGTTGGATACGCTACAGTAGCTTCAAATTGCCAGCATTCGCATGGACCCCATTTTGGAAATTCTCTATGCTCTTGTACTGGCATACTTTTGGGAGCGGTAATATCTACTAATTCGTATGCATCAAGTGCATGCTTGATTTGTTCCATGATATCCTTGGGATCTTGTTTAGCAACTTTAATCCTAAAAGCATAATTTGAGTTTCGTTCAGCTATATAATCGTGAAGACTTTTCATAGGTTTTATCCTGTTTTATAGAGTATTTATGTGTTTTTGTTCTTTTGGAGAATCTGATTTAACAGTTCATTGCGATCCAATACCACGCCTTGGCCATCAAGTGGCTTACTGTCGGGGTCATCTTTACTCATCTGGTGATCCAATCTGGCTTTTTGCAACTGTAGTTGTACCATACGCAGCTTCTTGTCCATTTTAGCAGTTTTAGCAGCAATGGCATGTCCTAATAGTGTGCCTGCTGTTTGGAACACCACTCCGCCAAATCTTGGATCCATATTCATGCCAAGATCCATCAGATCCTCAAAACGTGATTTAGCTAGATCTGCTAGCTCGTCCATTTCCTGATCACTAGCTTCAAGATCGCGAACTGTAGGTAATGCTATATCAATCTTGTCAATAGCATCGTCGACTCTAGCAATAATATCTTTATTTTCGATGATAGTTTTTAATGCTTCCGATGATTCGGCCGAGTCCGTTGAAGGAATCTCAGGAAGATCAAAGAGTTCTGATAATTTTTTAGTCATGCTCGTATTTACCGAGCTCGTTTACCACTATTTGTAAACATATCTGTTTCAGTAACCACTCTGAACCTTAATCCATTTTGATTTGCCCATGCATTGGCTGCTTGCCATTTATACATGTTTAACACTGCTGCTGCTTGATCTTTAGTGCTTCGCCCGGCGGCCTCTAGGGTAGTTTGTTTTCCAGGTTTAATTTCGATTAGTTCCCCAATTTTTTCGCCAGATTTGTTTTGATATATGATTAAAAAATCAGGAACGTATATTGTGTTTTTGTTAGTAAAAGGATTTCGATAAGGAATATGTATTGCTTCACTGGCCCATTGTAATATTGATGGGTTGTTGTCGCAAAATCTCATAAAGCTATGCTCCCAGCTGCTTCTGTAGTGCGGAACTTTTTTGCCTACATATTTGTCTGGATTTAATACTTGATAAAAACCATTAGCATACTTTGCCATTATGGAAGTATAGCCCTTGTGATGTATTTGTTCTGAGTTGGTTGGTTTGTTAGTCCTAGAAAACTTGTACCAACTCTTTCAAAGTTTAAGAATAATGCAGTATATGCACTTAATTCTCCGATTGGTATTTTTTTAAATTCATCTAATGCGCTCATCGGATTGATACCTTGTTTCACTGCTGTATAAATTACTGCACTAGCCAATGCTTTAGCTGAGTCTTTATTCTCTGCAATCTGCTCAAAATATGCCACTACTGCTGCATCTACATTGGTACTGACCTCTACTGGAAAATTAAAAAAATTATTAAAAAATTTATCAGGATTAGGAGGAGTTATTGCATTGGTGTTTACACCAGTTAAATTAGTAGGATATGGAGCTTGTGGGTATGTTGTTTGTACCATTTTATTTGTCCTTGGCTATGCGTTGATTACTCGGGACACGCGGTAATTGTGTCCCTAAATTTGAAATTCCACTAGATCCTAGATATTCTTGTTGTGTTGTTAGATTTTTACTTGCTAAGTTACCACCGGTGTCGTTGGTTCCTACACCAAATAGCGTCGTAGTAAAAATTTTACTGTTAGATTGTATCATGCTGACTGTGCGGGATTAGTGGAAGTATTGCCGGTATAGTTAGCAGCCGATGGAGCTGAAAAATATCCAGAAGTTAAATTATCTGCCACCTGTGGGCTAGCGCCAAACTGTAAATTTTTAAACGGGGTCGTAGCCAATGCATTAACTGATTGTACAAGATTATTTGTGCCAGTCTGAAAAGTTGTCACAGCGCCCTGCGACCCGGTGCTAGTAAAGAATGCTTGTGTTTTACCTAGTCCTTCTTGTAAGGTTTTAGACGAATCGGTGTCAGCTAAATCTTTCTTTCTTTGATTAGCAGCTTGTATTCCTGCAGTAAAACTATCTGTGGGTATTAATCGACTTGCTGTTGCAATCAACTGATTTCCTGCACCTTTAGCAATATCAACCACTTTGTTCAAGTTGGCTCCTTGTAGTAATCCTTGTGGGTTGGTTACTACACCTGAAATATTTGAACCAGAACTAGCCAATGGATTACTAGACAATGCGCCAGTTATTCCTCCTGTTATAGCCGATGCAGCCGCAGTAATATTAAGCCCGTTGCTGTTAACACTACCCGGTGCTGCTATAGTTTGTGTGGCTAACGGTGATTGAAATCCTGTTCCAATACCTGCCTGCACTCCTCTATAGGGAATGTATGTAGCATTTAACGCTGTACCAAGACTTAGTTGCCCGGTATTCCCCCCGTTGCGTAAAATGTTAGTAAATGCTTGTACCAATTCTCCTTGTGCAAGATTTGCCAAGTCAACATTTTTATTTTTTTGATATCCGCGAACTAACTTAAACGCAGAGCTTCCCCAGTTGCCGCCGGCACCATCGGTAATAACTTCATCTAATACATTAACAATACCACCAGGTCCTAATATGCTATTGGTGCCGCCGCCAGCTGGTGTAAGTGGACTAGGTGATTTGTCATAATACAAATCTGCAAATCCTCTGGCCACTTTAGTTGAACCACCTGCATAAAGAACTGTTTCGTACGAAATGGTCATTGTGTTTTCCATAGTACTGTCTTGACCGTTAACGTGTGATCCGTGTCTATACGATGTAATTATTGGATTTAATAATGTGTATTCACTGAACCTTTTTTGATGCAAGCTATAGATTCTAATAGCTTGAATAAACTGATTTTTGAATCCGTTGGTACGTGGGCTGTATCCAAATCTATTGAACAATGCTCTACGCCCTAATACCTGTTTGTTAGGAGCCAAATATATATCATTCAAACTCCCAGTGGCATCGCCGTAGTTGTTGTCCATGTCCCTATAGTAAAAGTTATAGTAATCAAACCATAACTTTCGTATAATATTGGCAGAATCGTCGTGGAATGTTATATTAATATCTTCGTAACGTACTTTACTTTGAACTATAGACGGTCTGTTATAATTGTTATACGTTTTAGCATCAATTCGAAAACGTGGTAAGTCAGCCGATTTAACTAGCATGCCGGCGGCAATTTGCTGATCTCTGGCCATAGTGGTAAATTCTGGGTTTAGATCAAAGTACACATGAAATAGCCATGTATACTTAGGCGACCGCTCGTAATTATTGTCAACAAACAGCCTCGACGCATGTCTGTAGTCTTTTATGCTGTCGCCTTGGGCTACTTGTTTTAAAAATCCATCAAAAATATTAGGCATATAAATCCATTTTAATTATTTATGTCAAAAAAAAGCCTGGGGTAAACCAGGCTTTAATCTTTTATTGCTAAAAGTTAGTATTAAACTACACCAGTAATAGTTGTACCAAGTGTTCGTCCAACCAAAGTACCAATTCCGGTACCAGTTGGGCTCTGGATTGCATTGTCGTACATAACCGACAATTGAATTGTTGCTGGTGCGCTTTCACCGTAACTCATGTCGCCATAATTAACAGTACTTAGTAATGCACCATATAGTTCCCAAGTTTCTAATACGTTTGGCTGATTTACACCATTGCCGCCGTCTAGCATTTCGAACTTAAGAACAAATTTATAATCGATGCCAGATGCTGCTGAACTTTGTTCTGCAAAATCAAATTGTTTCTGAATCTGTTCACCAACTAGTTTACTTACATTGCCGCCTGCATCATCGCGTAGTGTAACGGTAACTGCTTCCCAACTTGGCTTACCAACCAAATTTACCTTTGAGTTGTACACATCAATAGTAAAGGGGTTCATGTTCAAATTAGGACGACTGATGCTTTCGACTTGTTTTGTTAGCTCAACACGATCGGTACTAACACCAAAATTTTCAAATACAGCACGGAAGCGATATTTTAACTTTGGCATTAACAAACCTTGTGTGCTGGCACTCTGGTTTGTTGCTAAAGGAACTGTAAATTTGTTTAGTGAGGCAATTGCCATTTTTATCTCCTGTTATAGGTATTTACCAAAATTTTCTTGGATTCTATTGGAGCCCACCGGGCTCCAATATATACCCATATTATACTCCTGCTGCAATATCACCTGGGTTCTTTAAACGAATTGGGATGTAAATAAATTCAACATCTTTCATTGGTTCAATTGCAATATCAACATAAAGCTCGTTACGTGCTATACGTGTTGGTGTGTTGTTTGTATCGTCACACACAACAAGATAATCGTATACTCCACGTTTAGCAACCAAGTCGTTAATAGCGCCGCTGATAATGTTAGAGATCTGATCTCTTGTAATCTTGTCGTTTGGTTCAAACAAGAATGCATTTCCAGCAGTAGCTAAAATAGTGCGTAAATAATTCACTAATCTTGCTACATTGATACGATCTAAACTGCTCGAACCTGGGTTTCTGGTCTTCTGACCCCACACCACTAATCCAATGCCAGGTAAATTGGTGATAGGATTGATACGATTTTCGTATAACGTATCTCTTAGACCTTGGCGAATACCGTCAAATGTAAATTCCCCAGTCATTGCATCAATGTAACCAATGTTACTTGCATTGTCAACTAAACCGCGGCGTGTACCAGCTGGTGCAAACCATTGATAGCTTACATTATCGTTGAAGATAATAGTACGCAAGGCCATATGGCTAGCAGGTACTACAATGGTGTTTCCTTGTAGATCGCTAGTTTGTCCGCATGGATAGTAAACTCCTAGATACGGACTTGCTGTTGCTAATCCATCACCATTGGTGTTATTGCTCCAATTAGCAATATCAATTGCATTAGGTGCAAGACGCATTGGTGTATCACCAACAACAAACGCAGTCTGCGAACGATCGTTGTTTAGTGCTACCATTTCGTCAATTAGTTCAGGATAACCAGGGCAAGCTATCAAGTTAAACTGATATTGATCTTCGCGCACTTCAGTATTAGCAATTAACGCTGCCTGCATTGCTGCAACTACCATTTGTCTTTGTGCTTGGCGACCCATGTATGGACTGCCATTTGCTTTTAGACCGCTTGCTGTTTGCCATGTATCCTTAACAGTAGGCAAGTTGCTGCCTGCGCCCGGGACTGCTGGCAAATCTGGGTACGCCTGCGAATTAAACTTGTTACTTACAAATTGCTTAACATTGTATCCGCTTCTACGAGTATTAAACAACAACATACCGCGCGGATATAATCTGTAATCAGGTGCATCCTGATCGATGTAGTTGCTAGCTAGTAGATCGGTAATTGATGGCAAGCTTCCGGTAATAACATCGGTAGTTCCGTCGGTATCCCAACGTGCATCGGCAAATACAATACCATTTTGTCCAACTTGATCTGTGTTATCGATCAAGATCCAGTCCATTCCATCGTAACGATATAATGATGGATAGTTCTCTAAATCACCGCTATCTAGCCATAGATCGCCTGCTACTAGCGCAGTTACTCCGTCGCTCTGGAACTGTGGCTTACTGGCACTTACAATAACTCCATTTGGATCAGTATCAGCTAGTGCATAACCTCTTGCATCTGTTTTACCTGTCCAGTACGAACTTCTATAACCTTTCCAACCGCCAATATCATTGATCATAATATCAACGCTAGCAGGATCGCTGTAATACCATAATGTGCCATCGGCCGGAGCTTGATATGGCTCTGTGGTACTGTAAGTATAAGTTAACGATTCCCAGTTAGTTAAGGCTAGTGTACTTCCGTATGCAATTGTTCCGTTGGTGTTGCTAGTAAAACCTGCATCTGCGGTAGGAGTACCAGTTATATCAGTTAGATAAATGTCACCGCCATAAATGTGTGTGAAAGTAATGATACCATTTGACACACTAATGTTTAATTCAGGAATATCCAATGCCAATACGTCAGCTACAAAGCTTGCGGGCGTTGTTCCCGACAAGGTAACTGTATATTCAGTGATATTTGGCGAACCAATTGATGTTACACCAATTGTTAATTCGTCACTAGCAGTAAACGGCGAAGATGCCAACACTGATCCACTTACTACAGTTTGGCCAGTTACTCTACGACGGAATGGTTTAAATCCATCTGTGTCATCTCGCAACGGATCCCATGCTAGCCATACTGTACCAGCAACGATTCCGTTACCGCCACCGGCTGGATCTAATCCGTATAGTGCATCTTCTGCTCTGTTAAAAAATTCCGTAGCCAAGGTAGCAAAAGTTTCTGTGGTGCTGCTGTAGCGTTTGATAACTACATCCGAACCGTTACCAGTTGCTCCCACTTTCATAAACACACTTCCGCTTGGACGCGGAACAGTGTCGGTATTACGCCAGCTTGGAATTTCAGCAAAGGTACCAAAGGTCAATGTTGGTTTAGCGTATGTGCTACCGGATGTGCCAAGACCTAAGCTGGCCATTGGTGTTCCAGATGCATTTGAAATAGTAATTTTACCGTCAGCAGTTACTCCATTGCTTGCGGCTGCATCTGTTGCATAGATCTCTAATCTATTATCAATATATGCTGCGCTAACACCAGTAATTGCTGCACTATTGATAGCACTAACAACTTGAGCAATTGTTCTAGACGAGCCAGTATTACCAACAGTAACCGAAGTTCCGTTAATAGTTAACGATGCTGCCGGCGAGCTTGCGGGAATAGCTGTTGTTGAGCTGGTTGCAAAAGTTACTGTTCCTCTGATAGTGGCCCAGCTTTGTGCCCAGGCGTCTGTACCAATTCTTACCCAAGTGTTGTTTCTGTTTTTATAAAATAAGATTGCGTTGCTTCCAGTACCAAAACTTACAGCGTAGCTACCAATTTGTCCAATATCACCGTTTGGTACATAAATTCCGCCGCTTAAAGTTTGATCGGCTGTGTTGGTAACTAAAAGTGGGGTCTTTAAATTGAATTCACCATTGATAGCGTCCCATTCGTTAATTCCCCAAACACTTTCAGTTAAGTCTAACCAGTGAGTACCGTTGGCTACTGCGCCGGTTGGGCGAACACTGGTTCCTTCTAATTCATTTAAATCTACGTCTGCGCGAATAGCGTAAATTCTGTTTACGTTACCTAAGATACTGTATGCGGTCATTAAGCCGTATTCGTTTCTTTCGTCGCCGTTTAATGGAGTGCCAGCTGCACTTTGCTGGAAAGTGGGATATCCCATTGCAGCAATAAGTTCACGCTGACTGCTATAAGTTAGTAATTTTCCAGCACGGGCAGCAGTGGTGTCTGTTGCTGATCCGCCGGACGGATTTGACTTGTCCTGTGCAGTTGCCATTATGATTAACGGAACAGTACCTACTGCGCCGGGGACATATTGACTTTCATCTGTTACGGTAATTTCAATACCTGGAGATACTAGTGCCATGTTTTTATCCTTTAACAAAACATTTTAAAGTATTTATTAAAAGGGTATTATTTTGGGCGGATATGAGGTGCCTTTAAAAGGTTTTACTTATAAATATCGTTATGAAACGACCTTTATGTACTATGTGTAATGGCAATTGGGCTGCGGTAAATTATCGCAAAGGAGAAAAAGTCTATTATAGACGTATCTGCGCTAGTTGTGCTAGAAAAGGAAAACGTATTAAGGAAATGCCAAGTTGGACCAAAACTGGCTATAAGAAAAAATTAATCTGTGAACGATGCAACTTTACAGCTAGAGTACCGCATCAAATTTTTGTATTTTATATCGACGGCAATTTAAAAAATAATACGTGGTCTAATTTGCGTAGTGTTTGCGCCAATTGTAGAATTGAGTTAAATCAATCTAAAACTACTTGGCGAGAAAGTCCGCTGGTAGCAGATTATTGAGTTGTTGATACAGCCATTCGACTGTGCCGTTATTATCAATTTGATAATTAAACGTGGTTCCTACCCAAGCCCATTCGCTACGATGAACTTTAGGATACCTTTGGGGCATTAATTGATGTGCATCTTCAAGTAACCACTGTTCGTCTTCGTGCGTGGTGTTTTCCCTTAGAGCACATTCATACCACTCAGGAAGTGGGCCACGTTGCACCCAAGCAATTACTCCTCCTGTGTTCCTGATTGCCTTAATTTCGTTAGGGAATCTAACATCACTGATAACTGTATGCCCGGTACGTTGACGTAATCTATTCTCTAAAGCAGCAATCCAAATATCATCATGGAACCCTTGTCGGCAAACTTCTGTGCCCCAGTATTGTAAAACCCACCGCGGAGTCAACTCTGGCATTTTAAGTCTTTTAGACCACCAAGGATCTACTTGTTCGCGCCATGCTCTTGCCTCTGGTGTTAGTCCCTCAAGTAGTTCTCTATCCCACCCAAAAACTGTAGCCACTGCATCTTTCAGTGCTCCAGCAAAACTGTCGCGTTTAAATCCATGTTGTGCTACAAGATAGTTAGCTGCTGTATCTTTGCCTGACCCAATGAATCCACAAATACCAATGATCATAAAAAATGCCCCTATACGGAGCATTTTAAAATAAAAAATAATGAATGTCAAATACCATACTTATTCTTTTTTGGTTTTGCAACCGGACTGGTTTTATTCACCGTTAATCCTTCTTGGCTTCTTAAATCCCCGTGATTCATATCCTCGTGTTCGGCATGCACTGCTTTATAGGCCAGTTTAAGCATATCTTGTTCTTCTTGACTGTATGGAGCAGTAAGTTTCCATTTGCCAATCCAAGATTCTTGATCTACTTCGGGCATGGTTTTACCATCAGTTGCTGCTAATGCTAATCCTAGCCTATACAAAGTATAATCGCTATTCCATTTTTTACCATCAGTAAACTTGTTCAAACCGCGAGTGGCTCTGCGTTGGCGATCTTGTAATACTCCGGCTTCTTCTGTAATAATATCTCGTATTTTCATTATCCAATTACCCAAGTCAACGGATGTGATCCATCAACATAATCTTTTAATTCTTGTTCAAGTTGAGCCATTTCTGTTGCTGCTTCTGCTTTCAAGCTTGCGCCATTCAGCTGAGTGCCACCTTGTGGACCAGCAATTGAAGCAAACTTTTCTCTAGCTTCGCCAATAATACGTTTAGCAAAGCTATACGCATATTCTTGTATCCACGGAAATGCTTGATAGTCGTTTAATAACATACTATCGGGTTTGTAATTGTACAAATGCAATAGCACATCTTCAAACCCGTTGGGATCAGCATTTGCTCCTACATAAGGAATTTTACGAATAAGAGTTAGTTTTTTAGTAGTTTTATTAAATGTAAAATTCAAATAACCACCAAACATACGCATGGCTAGTTTTTGATAGTCAACAAACAATTCGTAATTTAACAAGCCGCCAACTCGACCAGCTACTAGCATGTATGTGTTTAGATACCCTGATGCAAACGGTTCAAATTGGCTAGCAGTTGTACCCGATACTGATCCAATACCTCTACGATATGCAGCCCTAACATCCATTACAATGTCGGGCAATATAATTTCTTGCGTTTCAGGGTATAATTTTAGAAATGCATAACTTTCTTCTTGGCTGTTTGATGCTCGCTGACGATATTTTATTAATGCTTGATTAATAGCCATTTCATAGTGCTCTTTATCAAGCTCAACATCAACGATTCCGTCGCCCAACCGCATCCTGATATAGTCAGTAATTAATGCCCTGCGTTTATTTAAAGAATCTAACCATTCTGCATCAGGGTCGTATTGAATATGACCCGTGCCTGACCCAGTGTTGGCATTATAAAGACTATCAGTAATTAAGTTACCGTTAGCATAGAAATAAGTTGTATCTGCTACAACATTACCAGTAAAAGGATTGGACATTCATAGTTCCTGTTGTTCCTAGTATTTATTGAACTTTTAGAAGAACTATGTCCGAATTCATGCGTCCGTTACCCGTAGTTTCTGTTGCTTTAATTTCGTCAAGGAACTTGCGAAGTTGTACTTTGCTTGCTCGGGAAAATTCTTTGAGTTTTTCTTCGGGTTTGCGTAGAGTTTTGCCTACGCTTTTTGCTGTATCAAAGTTGATGATACTGGTACCTTTAACTCCAAGAGGACCAGTAAGGCTATCAGCAACGTATTTGTAAAGTTTACGAGTTTTGGTATTGTACGCCCACAATTCTTGGGCTCCAATAATATCCACAGGGTTGATAGACACCAGTTTAAGTGTCTTTTCTTCTTTCATGTACTTGAGCTTGCTGACAACTTTTTCTTTGTTGGGCGCACGTTTTACTCGAGCTTTTTTTGTAGCTTTTTTAACTTGCCTGTATTGATCTATGGCTGTCTGAATAGCATCAAAAAATGCCAGATGACGTTTGAAGTCTGCTGCACGATAGTGTCGATATGCTTCAACAAATTGCTCATCTAATTTGTCAATGGCTGCGTTTAGATACATCTTTTGCGTATCTACGTAGTCCTCGAACTTGTTGAGTTGTCCTTGTGGTACATTGTTGGTAACAAAATAATCGTAAGCTTTGGGATCTACAGTTGCTCCAGCAACCACTTCATCATACAATCCATCAAAGTGTGCTAGATGTTCGCTGGTTTTTTCGTTGAGTCGATCTTGAATAGTTTTGACCGCTGCAGGAGCAACAGTTTTTTCTTCAGCAATTGACTCATCTGGAACATCGTCCGAGTTAAGCACTTCGTAAATGCGATCCTTAACAAACTGTAACTCTTTTTCGCGCAAAGGCATACCTTGTGTGTGTGCTTTAATTAAACTGCATACTGTCATCGGTACCGAACGGTCGCCGCTGCGAATAAACTTGCTGACTTCAGCTTTGGTATATTTGTCTTTCATCCAGTTTACTACATACTTCTTTAGATCTTTTTGAGTATAGAAGTAATTGTAGTAAAAGAATGCTTTACGTAGGAAGTGATCAAATTCTTCCTGCGTCATTTTTAACGCACGTTCAGTATCCCAAACCGGTTCACCACCGGTGTACTTTTCGTCAGTGAACAACGGGTCACGAGTTTTTTTGGGTGCTTTTTTGGGTGCTTTAACAGACTGTGCGAGTGCCATGCGGGCTCCTTAATTTACATTATCTTTAATTATACTACTCTTTGGGTTTTTCGTCAAGTAGTGTTGCAAACATGAGCCATGATTGCAATTCTTGCAACTCTTGTTGCACTTTTACTAACTGTTCGTCGTACTTGGGCGAGTGCCCGTATCTTCGCCTATCCACATCTGCTTTACTCAATCCCGTAACACTTTTTGTTAGATTTTTGTACATCAGCTCCAGTTGCCGTTTATGTTGCAAATTATACAATGCCCATATTGAGCTGCTGATTCGCTTGTCAATAGCTTGCCAATCATGTAAGGACTGAAATTCGCTCATATCCATAATATACAGTATAACCTAATTTATGTCAATTTGGCCCATCGCTAAATATAAAATAACAGGATATCATTGTGCCAAGATTATCGCTTTGGAAGGACGGAGTCCATACTAACGACTACAAATACTTAGACCGACGTATTTCAGAAATGTTTACTGTTGGCGGTACTGGTATTTTAGTACACAAGTATTTGGGACCAAATGAACAAAATTTAGTTAAAACAACTAACTCAAACCAATCATCTGCAGGTCCTACTTTGACGTTTTCGTCAACTGCTGACATAGATCCAGGTATGTTTGTTACTGCATCGGGTATTGCCACTGGCACAAAGGTGATTGCAAAAACAGCTACCACAGTAACGCTTAGTGCTAACACTGCTATTGCATTAAGCACCGGTAGCACTGTAAAATTTTACTCTGACGCCGCTAAACCCAGTTATATAAATCAATCGGCTGCAAATATCCAAGACTTGCTATTTTTAGAAAATAGAGATAGAAAATACGATCCTGATGTATATTCCATGCGCGGAATATATCAAACACAAGACATAACGTTTGATCTCAGTCAATTTGGTATGTTTTTACAAACTGGCACTTTGTTCATGGTGTTCCATATCAATGACATGGTGGCTACCTTGGGACGAAAACTCATGCCCGGTGACGTTATCGAGTTAATGCATCTCAAAGATTATTATCCGTTAGATGACAGTTTACCGGTTGCCTTAAAAAGATTTTATGTAATCAGCGATTGTAATAATGCAGCCGAAGGATATAGTGCAACTTGGTGGCCTCATTTGTGGCGTGTAAAAATCAACCCACTAACTGACAGTCAAGAATACAAAGATATATTAAATCAAATTAAAGTAGATACTGATCCTTTTACAGGAAATACTGGCAATGTAAGTCTGGGATCTGTGTCTAGTATCATTGGCAAATATCTTGAAATCAACGATGCTATCATTCGTGAGGCCGAAACCAATGTGCCATATTCGGGTTACGATGTTGATCACATTTATATTAAACCAGCTGACCCGTTACACGGTCTCGGGGATCCATCTGGTATAACCGCCGACAACGGTTCAGTTACCGCCGACAATATAACAATTGATTCGGATTCCGGTGTACAAAGTCCTACTGCAACTGTTCAAGGTTATTTAACTGGCGATGGGAAAACACCAAACGGATTGCCTGTATATTCTGGTATAGCTTTCCCAAGCAATCCGCTAGTAGGCGATTACGCATTGCGAACAGATTACTTACCTAATCGTTTGTTTAGATGGGACGGACGACGTTGGGTTAAAATTGAAGATAATGTAAGAACTACATTAACTCCGGGAGCCGGGAATCAAACTTTACGTAGTGGCTTTATTAATAACACAAATACATACACAAATAATACTGGCGAAGTTACAGAACGTCAAAGCCTAAGCCAGGCTCTTAGACCAAAGGCAGATAATTAATGGCTCAACAATTTTTTTACGATGCACAGATTCGACGGTTCCTAATTCAGTTTATGAGAATCGTTAGCAATTTTGAAGTCGAATTTGGCAAAGATAGCAATGGTACTAGAACTTTACAACGAGTACCTGTGTATTACGGAGACCCTAGTAGGCAAGCTGCTGCTATTTTACGACAAAACAGCGAAAACATAATGAATGCCGTTCCGGCAATGAGTGCGTATATCAGTGCATTCACTTATCAACAAGATAGGATGCAGGAGCCTTACTTTGTAAGTAAAATGAATCTGCGCGAACGTCAATACGACCCAGAAACAGGATTGTATAATAGTCAACAGGGTGACACTTATACTATTGAACGTTTGATGCCGGTTCCGTACAACCTTGAGGTAAAACTGGACATATGGACCAGTAATACTGAACAAAAGATGCAACTAATCGAACAATTGGCTGTTTTGTTTAATCCTGCATTTGAAGTACAGAGCACAGACAATTATATAGATTGGACCAGCTTGAGTTATGTTCAACTAACCAGTGTGAATTGGAGTTCAAGAGTTATACCAACATCCACTGAAGAACCAATTGATGTTGCTACTCTGACTTTTAGTATGCCAATTTGGATTAGCGCACCAGCTAAAGTAAAAAGGTTGGGCGTTATACAAAAATTTATCGGCAGTGTCTATGACGAAACCGGAGCTTTTAGTCAGGAAACAATTCTTGCTAACTTATCTACTAGAAGATATGTTACTCCGCTAGATTATGGCGTGTTTTATTCTGGGAATCAGTTGCAACTGCTAAAACCTGAGGAGATTGTGGATTCTAACAATAATATCATCACAGTGACGCCAACAGCAACCTGGCAATCGGTGATTGAAATTTACGGAACTCTAGTTACCGGAACCACAGAAATCAGACTGGCACTGCCAACTGGAACAGAGCTGATTGGGACTATCGCATATCACCCAACTGATCCTTATATATTATTGTTTGAACCAATCGAAGATACGTTTCCATCTAACACATTAAATCCAGTTGATGCTGTAATTAATCCGCAAAATGTCAAAGTAGACAGTGCCTTGCTGTCTCCATCAATTGGAGCTAGATACTTGTTAACTGCGCCTGTTGGTGATTCCACTAATATACAAGGCAGTGTCGTTTGGAACAACTTGGTAGCTAACGCAAACGATATTATTCAATACAACGGATCCAATTGGCAAGTAGTGTTTGACAGTCAAAATCAAAATTCAACAGAGTATATAACAAATACCTTAACCGGAGTTCAATACCGGTGGACTGGTAACGAATGGGTTAAAAGTGTTGAAGGTGTTTATCGAGGTGGCGAGTGGAGTCTAATCATATAGGTTGCGGTGCCTTAATTTACAGCATTCAAACTAAAAGATATCTTTTTTTATTGCGCAACCAAAAAAGACACGCAGGATCTTGGGGTTTAGTTGGCGGCGGAGTAGAGCCAGGAGAAACCCCTGTGATAGCGTTACACAGAGAAATATACGAAGAAATAAATCTAAAAGAGTTTATTCAATTGATTCCACTTGAGAAGTTTACTAGCGATGCTGGAAATTTTGAATATCACACTTACCTGATCACAGTAGAAAACGAATTTGTTCCCAAACTAAACGACGAACACAGAGGCTATGCATGGACCAGTATTGAAGATCATCCAAACCCTTTGCACCCAGGAGTATGGCGAACATTTAATTTTAAAGTGATTTTAGATAAAATTAAAACGTTTGAAGCTGTGTTAGAGATCGCATTCTAGTACCATTTCTCTAAAACTTATTCGTCTTAAATTTGTGTAACCGTACCATTCCTCGGGCATGTAGCCTCGACCTGTGCTATTAACTAAAACAAAATCTACAAGGTTATAAGTTTTAAAAACATGCCCCATTGATAATGCCCAAAATTTATCACTAGTTGCTGCATAATCCCTGTAGGCATTTGTATCAATATAGATGTTATTAAAATTTCTTGGGGTGTCTAGACCGTCGTGTCCTAGTAGATAAATTGTGGCATGCCCGTCAAAACAAGCAAGGTATGCAGCTAGTGCTCCGGCGTTCCAACTTGGGTTTTGTGGTATAACATGAAATGTTCCGGGATATTTTAAAATATTGTCTGGTGTACTGTAGACCACATGATTATATGCATATCCGGCTATACGAATTTCTTTGGCAATTTCATTACCAACTGCAACTAAAAAATCAGGAGTAAAATCCCTATAAAGAGCATTACATCCGTAAGTTTGAATTTTTTTCTTTTTAAAAAGAGTTAGCTCAAAATTTTCACGACTTTTACCGTTACCTACTATAACTGCTTTTTGACCAAATCGCTGATTATTTACTATCTTTGGGACATATTCTGTTTCATATGACCAGGCTCCATCACCGTAGGAAGCCAATGAGTAAATATCCTCGCCTTGATAATTATTTCTAAACAGTCTTTTAATAGTTTGCATTAGAACCTACCAACAGCAACTTCAATTACTTTTATTTCATTGTTGTCAATAACTTCTAAACTTTTTCCTAACACACAACCAGGACTGTATAATTTTGGATTTAATGCTGTTGCGACTCCAGGAATACTACTCGAAACCAACAGGGTGCCTTTATCAACTGGGCCTTGAACTTGGCAAGGGACTCGACCAGTAAGTGCAACCGGAGTATTTCCTTTTTCTGCATTCATTAAATACGCTGGATTTTGAGATACTATCCCGGCTACTCTTGTATCGTGCGATATTGATGTTAATGTTATTTCTCTATCGCCGCCAAAAACAACTACTGTACCATACACATATTCAAGATCAGCTTCATAATTTTCTGCCAAGTCAGCGTATTGTGCTTGCACGGATCTACCATAAAAAATGTTCCACCAAGATATTGTAGATCCTATATTGTAAATTGCATTTGCTGACGGCATAATATTGCCGGTTACTGTAATATTTCCAGTAATTGACGGCGATGTTAGAGTTTTATTTGTTAGAGTTTGTGCGGCATTTGCACCAACTAGTGCGAATCCACCAGGTGTAACCCCGTCATGAACTCTGATTACATCTAGATCTGTATCTACAGACAGTTCACCCACAGCTCCAGTAAACGCATTATTTTGTACTGTGGTTCCTCGTCTAAATTGTACTTGTGTTGGCATTTTAATTCCTTATACTTTACTTATGCATTTAAATCGTGTATCATTACTCGCCCGTAAGGTTCGTGAAAATCAACTACAGGAATTAGCGGAGATCCAAATGCATCAACACTTACAGTAAACGGAGTATCTCCGGATCCAAGATCTATGTTAGCTAATGCAAAAGGAGCTAGAGTTGAATTAACATATCCGCTATGATAATAGTAACTATTAGAGAGCCATCTGACCCCGTCCGTTACTAAAACATTTGCCCCTGTAACAATGTTACCACTAATGGCTGCGCCCCCAACAACAACTAATGCTCCTGTGGTTGTTGAGGTACTAATAGTTCCGGAGTTGGCTACTAGGTTGCCAGAAGAGAACACTCCCTTGTTAAACACCCAAGAATCTGTTGAATCTTTATATACTAGTCTTGCGTTTGAAACTGCAACGGTTAAACCGGCGCCGTCGGTGGCTGCTGAAGATACTGCACCATTAGCTACAGTAATATTAAGATCTTCAACTGTTAATGTTTCTGTGTTAAGTGTGACAGTGTTACCTTGTACAACTAAGTTTCCGGTAACAGTTAAATTACCCGGCGTAGTAACATCTTGTGCTAACGCTACAGTGATAGTACTTGAACTAACAGATGTTGTTATTTGATTAGATGTGCCGTTAACAGTGAGCGTTCCGCCGCCGGCGACACTGCCTGATCCTGACCCGCCCGCTAATGTAATTGTTGTGCTTACTGCGTTAGATGTTACGCTGGTAATTCTACCTTTACTATCAACTACAATTGTAGGTATGCTGGTTGCGCTGCCATAATTACCTGCAACTACTCCGGTTGCAGTTAGGCTTAAACCAACATTCTGTCCGCTGGTCAAATTGGCGGTAATTTCTGATGTATTTGCTAGTGTAGTCGAAGTAAATGTTTGGCCATTTCCGGCCCAATATAATCCTTGGGTAGTATATAACCTATTAGCGTATACATTAGCCGAGGCTCCAATACCACCAACAACTACTAATGCACCTGTTGTGGCGCTGACACTGTCGGTCCCGCTAGAAGCAACTAAATTACTTTGGAACACCGAAGGATTAGGAACTGTACCACCAGTGAATCCACCTGGAGCTGCCCAGAAAGTTTTTGTGCCATCAGATGCAAGAACCTGCCCTGAAGAACCCAATGTCCCGTTAACATAAATGCCGGCATTGTTAATTAATAAAACATTTCCTACCGCTACATTAGCATAGGTCGAGACTGCAAGATTAGCATTTGGGGCTCCGCTTGATGGTGTTAGGATATGTACAAAACTTCGAGTTGATTCTTGCCAAATAACCGCAGCATTACTGACTAGGCCATTGGCACGATTGAACAAGAATCCAACGTCAGCGTTTGCTAAGGTAGCACCTTGGTGTAGTACTAGAACTGGGTCATTAAATACCGCACTGTCGGTGTCAATATTTTGACTTAGTTTAGGTTTTGTTAATGCCATTTAATACCGCCTATTATAATCTACCAACCACAACTTCAACGGTACCTTTTTCACCTTCAAAATTAGCTACAGCTTTACCAATCACTGATCCAATTACCGGCGACGCGCATGCTCGTGCATAGCCGTACCCTGCACTGATTAGCATATCTCCCTTATATACTGGACCAATTACATTAACTGGCACTCGCCCAACCAACGCAACCGATGCCACAGTACTGCCTTTTAATCCACCATTCATAACATGTCCAGGATCTGATGTAATTACGCCAGCAACACGAACACTACCTTCAGTCATTGAAACTGTAACTTCGGCTTCGCCACCAAACTCAACAACCGTTCCTGGTGTATATACTGCGTCAGCTACATAATTTTCTGCTAAGTCAGCGCCGCCGGTGATAACTTTATTAGTAAATGTATTCTTCCACCAGCTATTAACATTACCTAAATCGTAAGAAACGTTTGCGCTTGGGGCAATGTTGGCTGTAACACTAACATTGCCTGTTGTATTGAAGCTCATCCTGTTGGTTGCCGCGCCGGTTCCTGCATTGATGTTTGCGAAGGTATTAGTTGCTGTAAAGGATACGTAGCCGTTACCAGATTCAAAAGTAGAAACAGTAGCCGTTGTTGTTAATCGACGAACTTCAATTTTGTCACCAGTTGCTGGCGGACTTGTAAATGTTAAAGTTGATCCACTAACACTATAAGCTATTGTTGGGATCTGTAAAACGCCGTTTAAGCTAACAATCACACTTTGAGTTGTTGCTGATGCACCTAGTGTAAAGACTGTGGTTATGTCATCGCCATCGAATGTGTCTGATGCTACTACAGTAAAGCTTGTACCAGTATTAGTCCAGCTTGATCCGTTATAAAACTCTAACTGTGCATTACTAGTATTGAAACGAATCATACCAGCTGTATCTGTGCCGCCAGCAGACCCTGGTCGTTGTGCAGTTGTGCCAACTGGAATTAAAATTGAATCTGTTGTGTTAATAATTAACTTAGCGCCGGTTACTAGTGTGCTAGTAGTTGCACTATTTCCAATTACCAATTGATCATAAGTGTTTGATGGTCTAGCCCAAACTAATGTATCATCAGTTTTACCTTTAACCACAAAATCAAAATTAGCAGTTTTGCCTAGGTTAAATGCAGCAGCATTTCCAACATTAATATTGCCTGCAATCCCTGCGCCGCCCAAAACTCTTAATGCACCACTGGTGATACTAGTAGATACCGTAGATGCATTAACATGGAACCCCGAACTAGTTGTAGTTGTGATAACGTCCGCGATGTTCATGCCGCCGGCAAAAGCACGAATAACTGTTCCCGGAACTGAGGTTCCAATTAATAAGTTACCGCCAATTCCTGGAGCGTCATGATTACCGTGTGCATAAAGATAGGTATCGTTTGCATAACCAGCAGTTCCGAGGCCGTTAACGAAGCTGTTAGGCAAAGTGCCGTTGTATGTTGACCCTAATACTCCAAAATCGCCAAAGTATGTGCTATCTGTTCCGTTGTCGGCAGTTAGAACAAAGTCTGTAGTGGCCGAGGCGCCCGAATTAATATTTTGGAAATTTGTCTGCGCATATGTATTAACATTACCTGTCATTTGCAGGACAGTCGTTGGTAACGCAGTGTACGTACTGGTACCTGCATATAGCGCACCAATGCCACCAGTATTACCAAAAAATACACCGGTGTTAGAGAATGTTCCACCAACTGGTACGTTAATGTTGCCACTTAATATAATATTTCCAGCAGAAATATTTCCCTGGAACGTGCTTGGCCCTTGTACGTACAAGTCGCCAGTAATACCAACACCGCCGCCGTTAGGCACAACCAATGCTCCAGTAGTAAAGTTGGTTGCGTTGGTGCCTGATCCTGCAACAATATTTCCCGTTGTTTTTAATAACGTAACTGTAGCCGCTGCCGGCGTAGTTAGACCAATTGTGGCATTGTTTAGTGATCCACCAGTGACAACAGCATTAGCAGTACTAAAATTAGTTGCAACTAAAGTTGTTATTGCACCGTTGGTAATGTTACCAGTAGTGGCATTTAGTGTTGCGCTTGTAGTTGTGCCTACCCCCAATGTTGTAACATTACCAGTTGTGGCATTTAATGTTGCACTTGTAGTTGTGCCTGCATTAACTGTAGTTGCAGTCAATGTGGTAATGTTACCAGTTGTGGCATTTAATGTTGCACTAGTGGTAGTACCAGCACCTAAAGTGGTAACGTTTGCATTAGTAACGTTTACCGCTGCCGCATTAACTGTAGTTGAGTTTAATTTCTTATTAAAATTCCAACTATCGTCGGCATTCAGGTATGTTAAAGTGGCATTGGCTCCAGCTACAGTTAAGCCGGCGCCGTTTGCTGCTGCGCCGCTGGATGCATTTGCAGCTATAGTAATGTTTAGATCTTCAACATCTAGTGATTCGGTGTTAAGGGTAGTTGTGTTTCCTAATACTGTAAGATTACCGGTGATAGTAACATTACCAGCAACATTTAAATTTGCCCCAACGCCAACACCACCTGTTACTACCAGCGCACCCGTTGATGCGTTATCACTTTGAGCTGCATTAGTAAACGTTGTTGCTCCGTTTGTGGTTAATGTAGTAAATGCACCGGTAGAAGGTGTAGTATTGCCAATTGGAGTATTGTTAACACTGCCCCCAGTTAATACTACATTACCCGAACTAAAATTATCTGCCACAAGAGTTGTTGCTCGAGCCGAAGTAATATTACCAGTTGTTGCGTTTAGTGTTGCAGTGGTAGTCGTACCTGCACCCAATGTGGTTATGTTGCCATTGGTACTATTCAATGTTGCAGTGGTAGTTGTACCTGCACCCAATGTAGTGACATTACCAGTTGTTGCGTTTAGTGTTGCAGTGGTAGTAGTACCAGCACCTAGTGTAGTAATATTACCAGTTGTTGCGTTT